ACAAAATCTACCAGATCCATAATCCCACTTCATTATGGATGTTCAGTTTAACAGCTGACACTGTGATGTTTGGAATTTTGGAATAGTTATACACCCCAAAGGAGGCTTCGTGTCCTTTAGTGGACAGATCAACCTAAGTAGATAGTAATAGTTAATGATTACTCTACCCTATAACTCTTGTAGCACTTGTCTAAGTGCTATGTGCATTAACATTAGATACCAAATAATTTAAAAATATGAATAATAAAAAGAAATTTAATAAACATAAATTAAACTATAAGGGACCTAATAATAAACGGCTATTTGAGGAAGGTCCTAGGATCTCATTTCGAGAACTTAAGCCCTATACTCATATAGCTGCGTGAGTTACAAACGATCGATCATACCTTTCGCATTTCTGCGTCATCTTAGACCGGATCACGAATTTGATTAATAAGAACGGTTGATGTTTTACTTTCCTTTATTTAAAGAAAGCTCTACATCAAGTCGTAACTTTTGTATCAAAATCTGATAATCACCACTACACCACTGCACCTTTTGGTACTATGGTTCGTGTTGATAAGAACGGTCTTCCTGCTATTCTTCCTCGAGATATTCGAACTTTCCTTGTTTCACTTCGCGAACGCGAAATGATTATAGGATTCGAAGATCTCAGAAGAGCAGTAGGATTAACTACGCTTTTATCTTGTTATAGATTGTTTAAATTTAAAACCGAAGTGGATTTGACTTCCGTAACGGAAGCATTTAAGGGCACATCAGAATCTTTTCCTGATGCACAACTTAAATTATCCCTCGACGATTTAAATTTACCAAGCTTAGTGAACTTGGGATCTTCAATCTTACAAGGTGAAAGTTCAGGACCCAATAATAAGAGATCTGCATGAGGAGCTGAAATAGATGCTTTAGCATTTATACACCACCCTAAACTACTACGTAGTATTATGTTGGGGTTCCTCAAGAGCAAATCTGTTCTTATGCTGATCTGATTCACGATTATATTCATTCTTGGTTTACCATATTACCTATTTTCGCTATTGTTAGGAGCGAAAAGGGCTAATGTGTGTAAACTAGGAGTTGTATATCGTGCAGCAGGAAAAGCTAGAGTAATTGGAATTACTAATTACTGGATTCAGGTCTTATTTAAACCTCTTCACGATCAAATATTTAAAGCCTTAAAGTTGATACCTCAAGATGGAACTCTGAATCAGGAGGAGCCGTTAAGATTGCTTTTTAAGCGTCTTGAACGATCTACTACCTATCATTGTTTCGATCTTAGTGCAGCAACTGATAGACTTCCACTTACTCTCCAAGCGGATATATTAAGATTACTTAATATTCCTTATTGGAAAGAGTGGATGTATTTGATGCGAAGTCCTTTCCACCATGGAAGCGATGACATAATCTATAGTGTAGGTCAGCCTATGGGAGCATACTCATCATGAGCTATGCTAGCATTGACTCACCATACTATTATAAGATTTTGCGCGTTAAGATGCGGGTTAAAGGAATTTGCCGATTATTGCGTACTCGGAGACGATGTTATTATTGCTAATAATGATGTCGCCAAGGAGTACGAGCTTAACATGAAAGTGTTAGGCGTCAAAATAAATCGGTCGAAGTCGATTGTAAGCTCTACACTTGTAGAGTTTGCCAAGAGATGGAAAATTATTCCTTGCGCCAAAGACTACTCTTATAGATTTGAGGCTAACGATATTAGATCGTTAGGCCCCGGATTAATATTGCAATCAATACGATCGCGAATATTAATCTTTGATCTATTTAGAGAAGTAGTTGCGCGTAATTTATACTCGTACTCTTACATCATTCAGAGATTGAGTGATCTTCCTAAGTGTATTAAAAGGAAGGCTTCTTACATATTCTGGGAACATGATATCAAATTGATAAAAGTTCGTTTTAATATATCGCCAGATGTTTATTCAACAATAGACGAGTTATATATTAAAATCACAGAATATTTTAGAAGTTATAGTTTGACTATAAGACACACCAAAATTAGTGAGACTTTCTCAATACTTTTTAATGCAAATCTGAAAAGATTTGATTATGATTTATTGTGAAAGTTTAATTCTGTTGTTAAAGCTTCTATCAGCAAAGAACGACAAGGTCTTGTTAAGGATCTGAAGTTCTTATTGTTGAATAGCATAAAATTTTCTCAAATGAGATTGGGTTTACCCTATCTATTTGATGTAATTTTATGACCTATTAAACCTGCTGTTTATATATCATTCCGTACTCTTCTTCGTTCTTGATTAGATTTGAGAAAGAAGGAGAGAGCTCGTCAGCTTCTTGTGTTATGTTGGATAATGGATTATCCTCTAACATTCGAAAGACAAGTTGGAATTTTATATTTATTTCATGCCCTTGATAAGTGCAATATTTCAGCACTATCATTTAATAGACATGAATTAGTTAGAAGAGACAGTGAATTCATAAAGGTACTACGAAACGCTTTCACAGCTGAAGGCTTCTCCGAAATAGATTATTTCGATGAGGCCACAGCCGGTGAAGGTTTCTAGTAAGAGTGATAGATCTACGTTTCCCAGTCTTAAGAGACTGATAGAGCGCAATCTCTATCGTACGCTTATAGTACTGTTCAGTGTATTATAAGGATGAGGATTATCAGTGATGATAATTCTTCAGCTTAAGATGACTGATTACGATTCTCACGCTGTACTTTAACAGTCTTTAAAGTCGCCTCGTTAAAA